ACGGGAAGTCGTGCAAGAAGAAAGAGCAAATTATATTCTTGAAGAACAGAAAAGGGCTATGTTATCTACTGAAGAATATCTAAAATTAAAATACAATCAGAAATCTATTGTAGAAATTAAAAACGATAAATTGGATTGTTTGACATCTAAAATAGAAAAAATTACACTACGTCTAACAAACATAAAAAATGATGTTAACTTCTTGATGCTGCAAAAAAAGCAATGTTTTATGGAAGGGAAGCAAATCTAATAAATATTAGAGAAGAAATTGGCGATCTTATGTGGTATATTATGTGTGTCATAAGATCAGAAGGATGGGAACTTGAAGATATCATGCAAGAGAATATTGATAAACTAAAGCAAAGATATCCAGAACAATTCACAACAGAACTTTCTCAATTGGGATTAGATAAAAATAATGTATAAATAGGAGATTATAATGGCTAAAAATAATAGAGAAATGTCAGATATTCAAAAAGAAATGCTTGATAGATTAAAAAAAGAAGATAAGATTTATTGGAAATATACAAAAACAAAAGAAACTCATTCATTGACCTGTCTTGTTAAAAGAGGGCTTGTATCAGTTAATGAATTAAATCCAATCGGTAATAATTGTGAAAGAACTTATTGGACTCTTAGATAATAAGAAATTAAGAACTTAATAAGTTTATATTGACATTACAATTGTTCTGAACTACAATATATAATATAAATAATATTATAGGTGATTAAAATGGCAAGTAAAACTATCAGTATTACAATACCAGAACAATTGGAAGACGCATTAAAAAAACAAGCTACTTCTCTTGGGCTATCTCGTTCTAGATATATTTGCAATATACTTCTTGAATGGCAAAAAGAAACAAATATTGTAATAAATAATTGCAATAATCTTAATGAAGGATGGTGTAATGAATTCGGCATTTATTGCAAAGCCCCACAATCTGAAGCCGAAACTTGCGCATGTTATAAAAAGGATAAATAATGAGTCTTCAAGTTGATTATCGTCCAAAATCATTTAAAACTTTTGTTGGTAATAGTGAAGTACGTACTTCATTAATAACAATGTTGAAACGAACAGATCCTCCTTCAGCATTTTTATTTACTGGTCCAGGAGGAACAGGAAAAACAACTCTAGCAAGAATTGTTAAAAGAGCATTAAAATGTTCAAATGCTGATTTTAAAGAATTAAATGCCGCAGATGATAGAGGAATTGATGGGATCAGAAAGCTAATAGAAAGCATGAGATATTCTCCACTTGTTGGAGATAAGAAAGTATTTCTTCTTGATGAAGCTCATTGTTTTCATAAAGATACATTAGTTTCTACTATTGATGGTGAGAAGAAAATCAGTGAGGTTGCAGTTGGTGATACTGTTTTCAATCTCAAGCATTCTGATGAAGTAGAAAAAGTATTTATTAACAAGGTTGGATTAGAAAATGTTGCTAGAGTTAATAAATCAGATGGATCTCACACATTTTGTTCAAGAGATCATGAATACTTTGTGAATGGTAAATGGATTGAAGCTAATGACTTGACTAACATAGAACTCTTGCTTTATAGTAGTGAATATATGTCTACTATAAGAGGAGAGAACAATGATGAAAACTTGTCAATGGTGCAACAAACAATTCAATGCTCAGAAGAAAATACGAAAGTGTTGCTCCAACAAATGTTCAGCCTTTCTGAGGGAGTCTTTAAAGAAAGTCCCCTTAGTAGAGAAAAATTGCGAACTATGTGGAGTGCTATTCCTTCCAAAATCAAAATCAGTGAAGTTTTGTTCTCCAAGTTGTGTTGGGAAATACAATCGCTCTATGAGGAAGAACAATCAGCACTCAGAAGTAACAAAGAAGAAAATAAAAGCATCATTAATAGCACAAAGAAGAACACCAGAGGGGATGCAAATTTCCTCAGATTCTTCAGAAAGGATGAAAAAGAAGAATCCAATGCACATGAAAGGGATTCGAGAAAAAATGATAGCAACTCACAAGAGGAATGGTGTAAATTTTTCTGTTCGTGGTGGGAACGGACAATTAACAAAGCCTCAAATACTGTTATCAAAGAAATTGGGCTGGGAGACAGAAGTAGCAATCTCCTTAGGGAAAAAGCAAATAGGATATCCTACGAATTACAAAGTGGATGTAGGACACAAGAATTTGAAGCTTGCGATAGAGATAGATGGAAAAAATCACAAATCGAAGTTAAATCTGAAAAGGGATTTAAAGAAAACCAAAAAACTGAGAGAATTAGGGTGGAAAGTGTTGAGATTTACAAACGAGGAAGTAATGACGAATCTTTCCAAAGTGTTATTGGTAATACAGAAAAAGATCAAGGATATGTAGAGTTTTATGACCTACAAATAAAATGTAATCATTCATATATTGCTGATGGTAATATGGTTCATAACTGTTTGACCAAACCATCTCAAGAAGCTCTATTGAAAGCTCTTGAAGAACCTCCTAAGTATGTACATTGGATAATCTGCACAACAAACCCAGAAACATTGAAACAAACTTTTAAGCGTAGATGTCATGCATATGAGTTAGAGCCTCTGAAAGATGCTGATTTACATAAGCTGATGCGCATGATATTAAAAAGAGAAAAAAGAACGTCTATAAGTGACGAGGTAAGAGAGAGAATTATAGAATTAGCTGACGGTTCGGCAGGACAAGCTTTAAAACTTCTTGATCAAGTAATTGATATGGAAGATACATCAAGAGCTTTAGTGACTCTTCAATCTGCTGGAACTGGAGAGAGTGAAGTTATTGACATTTGCAGAACTCTTGTAAATGATAATATAAGTTCAAAAAATAAATGGATAAAGATTAGTATTTTTCTAAAAAATTATAAAGGTGATGGGGAATCAGCTCGTAGACCAATTCTTGGATATCTAACAAAAGTTTTATTAAATAATGGTAATGATAATATATTTTTTATTATGCAGCCATTTAGAAAAAACTTTTATGATGATGGAGCTAGTGGTCTTGTCAGTGCTTGTTATGAAGCTTGTTTTAGTGGAGATAAATAATGAATAGATCCTATCAAGAAGATATAAAAATAGATGAAGATGATCTTGAAGGAGAATGGTTAACTCAACCATCACATTTTATTTATTATGCAGAAGCTCACGCCGAAGCAATATTTCAAAAAGATATGGCAAAATCTAAACTTGATCTTAAATATGCCACAATGTATTCAACTTTTAAAAAAGAATGGGAAAAGCATTTCGATTCAAAACCCACTGAACCAGCATTAAAAGAACATATTTTTAAACATCCAGAATATCAAAAAGCTGAAAGATTATTGATAAATGCTGTAAAAAATGCTAACATAATGCTCGGAGTTAAAACGGCATTTGATCATAGAAAAAAAGCACTAGAAAATCTTGTATCGCTTAGAATTTCTGGATTCTATTCTGAACCTAGAAATAAAACAAGAAAACAAAAGGAAAGTGGAGGTCACAAAGCACAGAAAGAAATGTTGAATGAAACAGAAAATAGGGCTTCGTCCCGTATATCAAAAAAAGTAAGAAGGAGAAAGTAAATGTCATTTCGTGATCGTATGAAACAAAAGAAAGGTGGTAGAAGTCTTCAAAAGAGGCATGATTCTGGCACTAAATCAACTGGTGGTGGACGTTTTCCCACTATATTCAATAAAGAAGCTGTACCTGAAGGAATTGAATTCTGGAGATGTAAAGAGGGAGAACATCTTGCAGATATAATACCTTTTGAAGCTGGTCCAGATATGCCTTTTGGAGAAGATGATAATCCAATAACAAGTAAAGGCAATCTTGATTATGTTCTTGATTTATTCGTACATATGAATGTAGGAAATATGAAAAAACCTTATGTTTGTCCGTATGAAAACTTTGGTTTGCCTTGTCCTATTTGTGAATTTATTAAAGCTAATCGTCTAGATAAAGAAGATTGGAAAAAACTTGTAGCAAAACATCGTGTAGTTTATCTTTTCTGGGTTCATGATAATAGAGATGAAGAAAAGAAAGGTATTCAGATCTTTGAAGCTTCTCATTATTTTACACAAGAAAAAATTGAAGAGATTGCTAAACTTCCAAGAGGAGGAGGATTTGAAAACTTCTCACACCCTGATACGGGAAAAACTCTTGCTTGGACAAGAAAAGGTTCTGGTCAAGAAAATACTAACTATCTTGGTCATCGTTTCATTGATAGAGAAGCACCAATCCCAGATCGTATTTTAGATCAATCTTTCCCATTGGACAGCATTGTTAATATGCATCCTGCTTATGAAGAAATTGAGAAAGAATTCAAAGGCACTCTAAAACAAATGAATCTTTTAGATTCAGATGAAGAAGATGAAACACCATTTGAAAAACATTCAACTGGTGATGATGTTCCTATGTTTGACGGCAAAGATGAAGAGAGTGAAGAGCCAATAAAACAAAGAAGAAAACGCCCATCTTCACGTAAAAAATCTACATCAGATTCTACAAAAACAACCAGTACTAAAAAAAGACGTAGACGGTAAATGCTTATGCAAAAGATAAGAAAAATAAAAAGAATACAAAAGAATTTTGAAGAAACAGTTAATTCTGAGCCTCTAAAAAAATCCGATAAAGTAGATGTAAGTAAACTGGTTCCTACTGGTTCAACTACATTTAATCTTGAGTGTTCTGGTAAATATCAAGGAGCGTTTCTTCTGGGAAAGATGATCAATCTGATTGGAGATTCTCATGCAGGAAAAACACTCTTTGCTTTAACTATCTTTGCTGAATGTTCTTTAGATGAAAGATTCGCTAATTACAGATTCATTTATGATGATGTAGAAGCCGCATGTGAATTTGACATCCCATATCTCTTTGGAAATGATGTTGATGAACGTATTGAAAAAACAAACAGAAGCAAAACTATAGAAGATCTTAATGATAATCTTGCTAGAGCATTTGCTGATGATCAACCATGTATTTATATTCTTGATTCTTTTGATGGGCTAACAACTGAAGCCGCTATTGCAAAGGATGAGGACAATAGAAAAGCAAGGGAAAAAGGCAATCAAATAAAGGGTAGTTATGGAGATGGAAAGGCATTAAAGGCATCTGGAATGTTTTCACAAAGAATGCAAGAAATGTCCGATTCTAATTCTGTTCTAATGATAATATCTCAAACAAGAGATAACATTGGATTTGGCGCAATGTTTACACCAAAAACCAGATCTGGTGGAAAAGCTTTAAAATTTTACTCTTTTCATGAAATCTGGCTAGCTTGTCAGAAGAAAGAAAAAGAAGGTAAAAGAACATATGTTACCAATGTACAAGCAAAGATAACAAAAAATAAACTAACTGGAAGACACGGTGAAGCTTATTTCCCAATACTGTTTGATTATGGTGTTGATAATATCAAGTCTTGTATAAATTTTTTATTAGATGAAGGAGACTGGACTGGATCGCCAGCATCTATTAATACAAAAGGTTTTATTTCCCCAAAAACTGATTCTAAAGGAAAAATAAAACATAAATCTATGCAAGAAATTATTTTGCATATAGAAGAAAATGAACTTGAAGAAGATCTTTTCAAACTTTGTCAAATAGCTTATGACGTAGTTATGGAAAATCTAAAACCTAAAAGAAAAAGAAGATATTAAAGAGGTATTAAAATGAGAAAACGACCCACAAAAAAAGTCACTACAAAAAGAACTGCACCAAATGTTGAAAAAACAGTTGATTTTTCTCCTCAACGAAGATTGACTGTATCATTAGGCACTTCTGCTGATTTTGGAAAAGTTAAAGTAGGATTGTCATTGTCCGAAAATATAGAAGATAATGTTGATCATCAAAAACATGCTGATGAATTGTTTAAAACATTATCTGATAAACTTCTTGAACAATTTGATGCTTTATATGATAAAATGGAAGAGGAAGAGGAAAATCTTCCAGATGATGAAGAAGTTGAAGATGATGAAGAAGTTGAAGATGATGAAGAAGTTGAAGATGATGAAGATTTATCTGAAGAAGAAATAATGGCAATGAAGAAAGCAGAATTAATTGCTCTGAACGAAGAGGAAGAACTTGAAATTGATTTCAAAGGTATGAAACTTTCTGCTATTCGTGAAGCTGTTGTCAAAGCCTACTTTGCTGAAGATGAAGAGGAAGACGATGATGAAAAAGAGGATGAAGAGTGGGATGATGAAGAGTGGGATGATGAAGAAGATGATGCATAAATAAAATTTAGTTTGGTTTAGTGATATAAAAAGGACTAGAATGTAATGTTCTAGTCCTTTTGCTAGTTTTCAGTAAAGTGTACTAAGAAGAGAGAACACATGAACAGAATCCTTCTA